TTCATCATCAATTTCAAATCCATGAAAGTTAGTTAAATCTACTCCACCTTTGCGTTTTAACAATGTGACAACTTTTACGCATTCTGGAATTCTGCTATTCACCATAAATAACATTTCCATGATGCTGGTTCCGGAGTCACAAATATCATCTATAATATAAACTCTTTTACCGCGAAGTTCCAACTCAATTGTTTTAGTTATTAAAACTCCTCCAGAATTATCTCGTTTGTCATATGATTTTAATCGTGCAAAATCAATTTCATGGTCAATTTTTATAGCTCTACTTAAATCTGAAAAGAAATGTATAGCACCATTAAGTACGCAAATTAATACCGGTGGCATAATGTTGCCAGATTCAATGTGGTCTAAAGAAATTGCTTCTGCTAATTCTTTAATACGTTGTTGTATTTGTTTTTGTGTTATGAGTTTTTCCATATTCTATAAATTCCGTATACATTGATTGCAATAATAACTAAACTTAAAACCAGATGACTGTAATTGTCAATGAAAAAATCATATGTAATCCATCCAGTATCTCCAATGATCCAAGTAATCATTGCGGCTTTTGTCCAGCCTTTTGCATTTGAAAAGTAACCAGCTAATACCAAAGCCGTACTAATCCATCCTAAAATTTCTATCATTATTGCTTAATTAATGCGATTTCTGATTCTCTTACTAGATGATATTTTTCTCCAGCAATTGAAATTTCTTTGTGATCTCCAATTTGATTGGAATGAATCATAACTTCATTTCCTTCTTGAACTGTCATTGGAATTCTATCACCAGTTTGTGTAAACAGACCTGGTCCTGTTTTCACTACATCGGCATAACGATAATCATCTGTGCCTGTCATAATGATAATACCACTTTGTGTTTTGTCTGTCTTTTCTTGTAATTTTAATAAAACTTGATCTCCGGTTGGTAACCAATTCATAACTTATTCCTTTTTTAATTAAACATTTTTCTAATTGCATCTTCCGTAATGTTGTTTCCAACGATGCGCCCTATTCCGGAATCATTCATTGTAATGATTATGCACGGAACATTTTTAACTCCATACTTATCGCAAGTTGATTTATTTGAATCTACATCGATAATTTGTATAGGTAGCTCCGCAGATAATCGTTCTATTTTTGGTCGCAATGTCTTACATGGCTCACACCAAGATGCCGTAAAATAAAGTATTTTTTTCATCGTGTTATCTCGTATATAATTTTAATATCGCCAATAGTTGTTGTTGTGTAATACATCATACTCCTCGTTTAGTGTCAAATGCAATAATATGGTCTCTTCCTGTCATGTTATATCCATATTCGGCACACATATCAAATACCACCGGATACATATGAATTAATTCTTCTCGGGTATCGCCTGCAGGCATAATAAATGTTTTGTCTTTAGGAATATTCATTTCTACCCGGAATGCTTCAATCTCTGCTAAATTTTCTTGAGTGCCATCCCATACTGGTTTATAATGATAATCCGTATGAAATTCTATCATTTGTTTGATTGCATCTTTTTTGAGACGAAATTTGTTATGTTGCGCCACCATCTTCTCATCCGTAATCGTCCCTTGCGGCGTAGCAACACCCACAACGGGAACACTGTTACTAAATTTAGGACTAAGACTAACCAAGCCGATAGGGTAATCAGTGGCAATAAAATGAGATCCTTCCGTCTCAATCGTGATAAGAATGTTTCTTTCATGTGCAAAATGCGTTAATTCATTTACCAATGCCGGATGCATCGTTGGCGATCCACCAGTTAACATCATTTCTTTGATATGAGGATTTTCATCATATATCTTGATAATGTCATTGAAACAAAATGTTCCTTTTTCTGGATGAATACTTGTATACCAGCTATCGCACCAACCACCTTCGCCAAAGAAGCATCGATGTGTACAACCCGTAGTTCGTACTGCTATTGTGGGTCTACCAAATCGACTTCCTTCTGATTGAACGCATCTATACAATTCAACAATTGGTAATACTTTATCGTAGTCTGTGATTCTTTTAGAATGGGAGGTCATCATCGTAGTACTCATTACTATTGGTAACATTATTATCTAATTTTTTTATTAATTCGTTGATTTGAGTTTCTAGTTTGTTTAATCTAGATTCAATTTCTATCAAAGCTGATCGTCTTACTATCGGTGTCGCATCAACTTCTGCTTTAGTTGCAAAGTATTCATCTAAAAATGATAACGGATACAATTGCACTTGAGTATATTCAGGTTTCTGCATATCTTTAGGTAACATTTTCCATTTAAGCTCAATACCTTGTTTAACAGCTTCAGCTGTTACTTCTCGACCAATGTTCGATCCACCAGAACCTTTACCTAAATATTCAAAAAGCGATAGATACGTTTCTTCATTATTCTTCATAACTTGCTGCATTTCTTTCGTGTTCATAAACTTCTACTTTAACGGCTCTTACTCTACCATCGGTTTCTTTTTCTAAAAAAGTATTAATTGTGTCGTATAGGAATTCTGCAAATCTTTCACACCCTGTAGCTGGTAATACTCGCAATTGAATAATACCTTCTACATGCATTTGCTTAAATAAAGTTAAATGCGGATCATCTTCAGCTATGATTGTGGTATGATCTAATAGGTAAGCAAAATAGTCTTTAGGAGACATATCGTTAATAGTATTCTTCGCTCGCTTCATGCCACCAAAGTCCCAAACCCAATTTCTTTCATCTAATTCGCCTTCGAACCATACTCTAAATGATACAGCGTATCCATGTAAAAATCTACAATGAGTTCCTTCTGCACGCCATTGGCGGAAACATGTTGAATACCCGTCAAATAATTTAGTTGATTGAAATTTTGCCATATTAATAACCTTTTACAAATTCATAAAATTCTGCTCGGGTAGCATCATCATCTCTAAATGCACCAGTTAACTTAGATGTCTTCATTGAAGCTCCACCATGTTTAACTCCTCGACATTGAACACAATTATGAGTTGCTTCAATCATAACAGCTACACCTTTATTGTCATTGATAATAGTATTGATAGCATTATGAATTGCTACCGTTAATTGTTCTTGTATTGCACCTCTTCTACCAAAATGCTCTACTAATCGATTTAATTTTGATAAACCGATAACTTTGCTATCAGTACCTGGAATATATGCAACATGAACTCGACCCATAATAGTTTGATGATGATGCGAGCACATTGAAGTTAATGGAATACCTCCTTCAAATACCATACCATCATATCCATCAGATGGAAATGCAGTGATGTCTGGAGTGCCATCATAACGACCTGCCCATAAATCATTTACATATGCTTTTGCAACTCTTCTAGGAGTATCTGAACTATTAGGATCATTACGCCAATCACACTTAAGTGCATCAAGAAACTCGCCAAATGCCTTAGCAGCTTCTTCAATCATTTTGTCTTTTTCTTGTCGGGTAAATGGTGCACCAGGAGCAGAACCATTTGCATAACCTAATTTAACTAATTCTAAATTTTGCTTTTGTTTTTCTGTCATAACTTAATTCTTATTCTTAATATAATAAACTTTATTGAGTTTTCAAAGTTTTTACACCTTTTTCATGTTGTGGCTCATACGGACAATGCTTACAGCCGTTTCCACAACAAGTACCCCTTCGTTTGTGATATGATTCGGTCATTACTCGAAGACCACTTTCATTGTAGTAAAAGTCTGTAGGAAGGAGCTTGCTTCCAAACTCCTTCACAAACTGTTGTTGTATCCAATCTTTTGATGCTGATTGTATCATTATTTTATCTCACAAGCTCCGCCTGCACAAGCTAATTCTCCTGATAAATCAGTGTTATCATCAAGTTCAATTACTTGTGTCAAATCGATATTTGTTAATGATTCTAACATTTCTTCATATTTTTCTTGCGTAATATCTTCAAATGGAGCCTGTGTATATGTTCCTCCATCATATGGTAATACTGATAATCCGTTGTAGTGGTCTCTGTTTTCCCACATCCATTCTCCTGCCAATTCCCATTCGTCTGCTTTCAAAGAAACCGTTGCAGATACATTGTGAGTATTGTTTCCGCTACGATGTCCTGGTTTCACCCATTCTAAATGAACCTTTTTAATACGATCCAATAATTGGAATGGAGATTCTGTTCTCATAATAGCTCCTTCTGGTGCCTTTTGTGGAATTGAAATAACTGCAGTATCATGTGGACGGAAATATTCATCTTCAACAAGTTCTGGATGATATTCTGCTAAATATGTGTAAATAGCTTCATTTTTTCCAACACGGATTCTTCTTACATAATAATCATTGTGCCAAGCATGAATACCAGATGACGTACCTAAGGTTAATGATGTTGTTCCTGCAGGTTTAACTGTGGTTGTACGAGCTGATTTATTAATACCAATAAGTCCTGCTACTCGTTCATTTTCTTGTTTAACTAGTTTAGCAGCTTCTTTCATGTTATAACCTAATACCGTACCAGAACCGATACCTGTCATTGATACGCCAATTAACGCATCTTTTTCAGTTGTGCGTTTCCATACTGCACGAAGATAATGAAAATCTGTATATCCTGCTTGTAATGTTCCAATGAATGCTGCTGCTTTTACTCGAGCATTTAAATCTTCTTGTGATTCAATATCCGATGCATTTACTTCACATAGGTTACAAAATTGGAATGGTCGAAGTGCAATTTCGCAACATGGATTAGTTCCCCAATCTTTGTCATTGCTTAAATAAATTCCAGGTTCTCCTGCATTTGATAATTCAACACGTTTCCACAAATCCATAAAGAATTCTTTAGTAACTTTGTGACGAATCAATACAGCCGAATTATTTGCTCGACCTCGTTGTGGATTCGTTTCCCACCAATTGCCTGATTTACATGCAATCATTTCTTCATCGTCTGCACTAAACAAGGAAATAAGAGCTGCTCTACGAATACCACCTGCTAATACTGCATCAGCAACGTGACATACCATATCATGTACTTCAATTGGAGAAAGTTTATCGCCATCTTCTTTAGCATCTAAAATTCCTTGAAGTTTAATCAAACATTCTTTTAATGGTTGAGGTCCTGGAGCTTTTCCTCCTGATGTTACTAATCTTGCTCCTTTAGCTCTAATATCTGAAAAATCAAATGAATATGATGAGCCGCCTTCGAAATAAGATTTAACTAATACTTTAACTGCATCTGCCCAGCCTTCAATTGAATCTGCAATCAAATAACGACGTGTCTTTTTTGGGTTTGGTTTGCGAATTTCTGGTAAAGCATCAACATGATGTTTTTGTACAGAATATCCAACGCCTGTTCCGCCTAACAATAAAAACATTGCCTCAGCAAAAGCACGATAATCATCTATAGGAAGATATGCACAATTGTAAATTCGATTAGGAGAGATTTCAATTGGTTTGCCACCAAACTGCAAACTACGCATTGATGGTAATACTTTTTTGTCGTAAACAAATTGATATGCCGTTTCAATTTCTTCCCGCAATGCAGGATACTTTTTGATGTGCATATTCATGTTTCTTGTAACTAATTCTTCCCAAGATTCTCTGCGATTGAGTTCGGGAAGATACTTGGCATACTTCATGTATACCGTAATTTCACTTAAGATTTGATTTGAAATCTCCATTGTTGTAATCTCCTTAGATGTTTATTAACTTAAATTTTTTAGATGAAAAAAGGAAGGAGTTATCCTTCCCATATTCTTTTATATAAATATCATTTTATCCCAAAGTTCCGCCCAGATCTTTAAATTTTTGTGCTAAATTTTTCTTAACTAAATTTTCACCCGTTTTCATGATTTGTGTGGTTTGTTTACCTTGAGTTGTTTGTGGTTCAAAGAATTGAAATTGTCCATTATTAGTATTGATTTTACTTGGCAATGTAATACCATCTGGACCAAAACGATTCTTAATAACATGTCCTCTACCAGTTCCTGACATTTTATCCTCTACCTTTCTTGACAAAGACATTAAAAAGTCAGCAACCATTACTTTTCCATATGATGATGCAATTTTATCTGCTTCAATAATATCTTCTTCTAATGCACTACGTCCCGCTTGCGATGCAGTCCATACTGGTATTTTATATTCTCCCGCCATACCACGAAGTTCTTCATATAAATCTTCCAATGCTTCGTGTTTGTCTTTCTTTGTATTTACTTTAAGCAAGTCACCGTAATCTACAATGATTAAATCTGGTGTTTTGCTTTGCATAATAGTTTTTTCAATATGTGCCTTCAATGCCATTACCCCAACTGATTTGGTTGGAAAATACTTAACAATCAATTCACCACGCAAAGATTTCATTTTTTCTTCAACCGTTTCTTGATGATGTTTAAGTGTCTGTGCATTAATTCCTGTTAATACTGAATCATATCGTTGACCTACATAATTTTCATTGAGCTCTAATGTATAATGAATAACAGTCTTTCCAGCTTTAACTGCATTGGCACCAATATTAATAAGCATCCAAGATTTACCAATACCTGCAGGAGCCATTACTACTCCTAATTCTCCTGGAGCTAAACCGCCATCCATTAAATCATCAATAACATCCCAACCCGTAGTAATTGTATGTCGTGCAGCTTCATTGTATCGTGCAGCTACATTATTAATATAGTCCAAACCAATATCAGTATCAGCACCAGCTTTCATGGCACTATCCATTTTAGATTTAATTTCATCATAGTTACCCATTTTGAGTAACGAAACCGAATCCATTATGGCTCTTTTAATTTCTTGATTCTTGCAAAATTTAAGAATTTCATCTTTTACAAAAGAAAGGTCATCTGACTCCATGTATCGAAATACTTCTTTCAATTGTTCTAATACTGCAGTTTTTAAGATGTCATTTTCAATCTCTGTTATTTTGACTTTGAGTACATCTTTTGATGGCGGAGCTTTGTATTGTTTGAAATGTTCCAATACAACTTCTAATAGCCAACTGTTTGCATCAGATTCAAAATACTCTGCTTGTATTATATCTGCAATTTGCTGTAAAAATATTCTGTCTGTGAATAATGCTGCTATAACTTTTACTTGAAAGCCATAACCATATTCGGAAAGTTTGTCGGTCATATAACCAATATATAAAAAACTATGTTAAATTCAAATTATTTATGTGTCTGTTTTGCAAATGCATTTAAAGACAACCAAGTATTAGTTAACCAATCGGGCAAATTTTTCATGATAGACCACATCTTATCTTGATAGAATAATCTTTGAAATTCGGCACGATTTAATTCTGGTATAGGTTGTTCCATAATACCTCGAATTTTACTAGCAGTCGATGCTGGTATATCAAGAAGCTTAATATTCATTAATTGATAATTTTGTTCAATGATGCGACTATTATCTAAAATCTTTTGATATGATTTAGATTCTTTAAGTGATGCTGAGCTTTTGTCAAACAATTGTTGCGTTGTATATGGCGTTGCATTGGCTAATTCTGGAACAAGTTTCAATATGGTCTTTGGACCTATTCCATTAACGCCTGGAATGTTATCTGAAGCATCTCCCGTAAATGATCTATAAATAACCATATTGGCAGGATGCACTCCAAATTCTTCTTGCACAGTATCTACATTATACATTTTCTTTTTGATTGGAGACCAAACTTGAATTCGATCATCAACCAATTGATAAAAGTCTCTATCCGTAGATACAATGGTAATCTTTTTGCATTCCGTTTCATACATTTGTGCAATATATGCAATTGTATCATCGGCTTCAATTCCATCCATTGAAATAAAGGTTACAGGTAAATTGTCTAAATATGATATCAATCTTGAAAATTGATGTCGCATTGACTCCTGTTCTTGTTCCAATGTAGATTCGTGATGATCGTGACGTCGCAATTTAGTTTTATTTGCCCTATTTGCTTTGTAATCACCATAGATTCGTTTTCTTCGAGCAGAACCCCCGCGGCCATCGAATACAATAATGCATCGAGTAGGTTTAAAATCGCGAACGGTTTTACCAACTGAATATAAAAATCCAGTAATGCCACCGATATGATCGCCATCTTCATTATATGCGGGAGTTGCGCCGAAGCTTCGAATGAAAGTGTTTAGCCCGTCAAACACCATGAGATGATCATTGACACTCGACGGACTAGAACTCCTTTCTTGTTGTAACTCTTTGAATAATTGTTGATACTTATTCTTCATCATACGTTTCATCAGTAATGATTACGTCATCAATCCCACCGTCAATACCGGCCTGATATTTGAAAATATAAGCATCACATATTCTTTGATATAACCTTTCCTTTGCTTCTGGGTTTGAAATAACCTTTTCCACAAAGTCTTTGCTTTGAAATTTAATTTCGCCATGTGCTTCACCAGTTTCTATATCTACGTCTTCCATAGTATACCATGCACCTGATTGTTTAACGATATCAAAATTCTTCATGATGTTCAACCAACCGCCAAAATTATCAATTCCAGAATCATAATAGATTTCATAATTAACTTTTCGATGTGGCGGACCCATACGATTCTTTACCACTTGTACTTCTGTTTTGCTACCCACAACTTGTTCAACGCCATTTACTTTGGCTTTAATCATTCCTGTGTTCTTTAAACGCAATCTAACCGAAGCATGAAATGGAATTGCCTTACCGCCTGCAGTTGTCCATTGGTCACCAAAAGACACGCCCATTTTGGTACGAAGTTGATTGGTAAATATGAGACAAATACGCTCTCTTGCAATCCAATTGGTAACTTTTCGCATTGCCTTTGATAAAATGATTGATTTGCTTGTTGCATAACCATCCTTATCATATTCAGCTGACATTTCAATTTTCGTAGATGCACCCATGATTGAATCCACTACGATCGTAACTAAACGATCTTTATCTGATTTGCGAACTCCTTCTACAATTGTTTCAATAGTTTCAAATATTTCTTCAATTGTTTCTAATGGAACATATAGCATTGTTTTTAAATCAACACCAATAGCCGTCAAAAATTCAGAACTTGTAGCAGATTCCGTATCAATATAAACAGCCAATCCACCTTTCTTTTGTGTTTCTGCTAATGTGTGTGCAGCTAACAATGATTTACCGGAGGCTTCTAATCCAGTAATTTCAGTGATTCGCCCAACAGGAAATCCTCCATGGGCACGATTTGAAATTGCTAAATCGAGCATCGAGCAACCAGATGATACCCACTCTGATACATTGCTTGGAGAATCATCATCGCCATCCAAAAAGAACGCAGTTTTAAGATTTTGTCCTTTGAATTGCTTGTTGATACTGTCTGCCAATGTAGATGCTAGAGCATCTTCTATTTCCAGTTTACTTTTACTCTTTGCCATTAAAACTCCTTAATTAATTGTTGAATAAGTCATCAAATGCAGATGCAACATTATCAACTTTTTTAGTAGCAGCCGGTTTAGAAGCTTTTGCTGGTGCTTCTTCTTCTTCATCTGAATCAACATCTGAATCTGCATTTTCTGGATTCATCCACTCTGCCAATGCCTTTTCAAGTTCTTGATAAGATGGCTCTGGAAATAAATCAGTAATCTCAGGTTGATTCATGATTTTTTGTGCTATTTCTTTGTCTTCTGTTGCTGGTTGCGTATTCGGTTTAACTCGAATAGCTGTTTTAGGAAATGCTCCGCCTTCTGCTGGTGTAAATTCTACGTCAATATCACGTCCATTCATTAGATCTGTAATGTCTCCATAATCAGCATCTGAAATGATTGAAAGCAATTCCGTATAAATTGTTTTACCAAAGCCCCAAAATTTAACTCCTTCTGATTCTTTGCCGCGAATAATAACGGGAACATAAGTACGCATTTTAGGTTCAATTTTACGACCCATTAGCCAATCTTCTTTATCTCCTGTTTTCTTTAGCTTTTCAGCAAATTCAACGATTGGATCTTCATTACCGAATGTAATTGGAGATAACATGGATTTCTTTCCGATGTCATAATGAAAATACAATTCTAGGAACGGATTCTCTTTGCGATGAACGTAAGGTACAATTCTTACTCGCGTTTTACCTGCTTCAGGTTTCCACAAATTTTGTTTTTTGTCATCAGATTTGTTTAACTGATTAAGTTTCGCTTTAATAGCGTCTAAATTCAAGGCCATTGTTTAATTCCTTTTCTTTAAGTGGTTAATAAATAAAAATATTAATTAAATTATAATTAATTAATGTGTTAATTCAAAGTAAATCGTTAAAATTCTTTATATAAATAAATATCAGTTCCAAGAAAATTTCTTGTAGAAGATCAAATCAATAACACGATATCCTTCATCATCTGTAAGTATAAATGCGTTTTGATATTTGCTCCAATCTAATCGATATGTTTTGTCTAAAACGCCGTTATTCACTGCTTTGATAACTTCATTAAGTGCATTAACTGTATATAAGGTATTGGTTTCTTTTTTGCGATGAATGCTTATCGTGTTCTGTCCGCGCTGCGTGCCGGCGTCTGCATTATATGTACAATATAAATTATCCGTTGCTTCAGCATTAGAAAATACGAATATTCTGCGTTCTGGTATCGTATAACTTTGTTGTATGTATTCGGTTACTATGTTTAAGTCTGATTTGTGTGCAAATGTGCAAAGCAATTGTGTTTTCAATTTAATCCTCGTATAATTCTAAATCATCATCAGTTTCTGTATATTCTGGTATAACATCTTTTTCAACAATTCGTATACGTCCGGCATCGATTACGACATAACGGAAATCTTTAGTAACATTTACTCGATCTTTTCGGAATACGATAAATAATAAGTCTTCGCCAACAATTTGATCA